ACTATTTTTTAACTGCCAGTAGTGCCATTGAGAGAGAATCGAGGATTTTACACTGTTGCTGTATTTCTTCGATTCTCTTCTCACCGCCACAACAATCTTCTGCAATCAGAAGTGCCATACACTCTACGCTGTCGGACAAATTCATGCTATTACCTCCAGCTTCATATCCATATGACTTTTTCATGCTTTTCTCCTTTCAAAAGTTAAATGTTTTGAACTTCCGTGTTAAAAAAATATTCTTGTATGTCGTTCTCGGTCAAATCAAGAAGTCTAATTGCTGTAAGAATTTCCTGCTGTTTCCACGGACGTTTTCCATTCATTTTCAGAGAAAGTGTACGTTCTGAGCACCCTAATGCTTCTGCAAAATTTGATTGATTAGAGTACTTTTCCACTATTCTTCCTTTTAATTTTCTGTAGTTAAAAGCCATTGTTCAACCTCCTTTCAAGTTCAAATCTTTTAACTATTTGTATACTACCACTGCTTGCGGTGTATGTCAACCTAAAATTCAAATATTTTAACTTATTAAGTTTTAAGTATTGAACTTTTGTTCAAATAATGTTATATTCTTATTTGAAAGGAGGAATATAAAATGAAAAGGTTTACTACCTCGCAAAGACTTCGGCAGATAATGGAAGAAAGGAATTTAAAACAAGTAGATATTCTTAATAAAGTGCTTCCGTATTGTGCAAAATTTGATGTTAAGATGAATAAATCAGACATCAGCCAATATGTTTCCGGGAAAGTAGAACCAAGCCAAGATAAACTGGTTATGCTTGGCATGGCTCTTGGTGTGACAGAAGCATGGTTAATGGGATTCGATGTTCCTTTTGAAAGAAAAGATTCTGCTGCGAAAGCTGAACAAGATTTCGATTTCTATTATAAATATTCATTACTAGATCAGAGAGATAAAGAAGTTGTAATGGATATGATAGAATCAATGTTGGTCAGAAAAAATAACGAGGTTTAACCCCATTTTGACAAAAATAGTTTTATGAATGTATGCAGGTATTCTAAAGTACCTGCATCATTTATTTTATTTATCATGTCTATTATTCTTTTTTTGTAATCTTCTTTCCCCATAGTACACCCCCCTTAATCTTTCCGCACTTGGTAGCGATACACCTTATTATAGAACATATGTTCTTAACAATCAATATATTTGACGCACGTTTTTTATTGTTGTAAAATATCAACAAAAGAGGACGGTGAAAACGCCAATAAGCACCGCCCTCGCCAGAACTTGAAGTCCCTTGAAACAAGGGATGTTACAAGTGTATCATGTGAAAGGGGGATAAAAAACATGATGGAAAAAGAACGAATCAAAAAAATTTCGACACATCTATCAGTCAACCGTACTAATTATATGTTAAGTTTTCGTGGGAATCTCCATGAATTTCTCAATGAGCCGGACATGACGGTTTACAAGTTTGCTGATGAAGCTAATTTGCCTTATTCTACGCTTAATTCACTACTATACGGTAATTCTAACGACACAAAGCTATCGACCGCTGTTGCCCTTGCTAGAGCCTTTGGAATCAGTGTAGATGAACTGGTAGGTTGCGGCACTATGGAAGATAAGATGTTGGAATCTGTCAAGATATGCCGCAGTCTGCCGGAACACTCTCTGTACCTTATCCGTTACTTCATACGTCACCAAGCTAAAATCTATTTCAGTCTTGAAAAATCGCACAAGTATATTTCTGTCCTTAAACCGCAACTTGTGAATGGAATTATAGCCACCACAAACGCTGTAGAACCTATTTGCATAGACAAATTACCGGAAGATATAAAATCCAAGACTTATATCGGTTTGAAAATTCCCTGTGACTACTATATGCCGTTTTATCTGCCAGGGGAAATTATTCTCCTTGCAGCGGATCGTGAGCCGCAAGACGGTGAACGATGTATCGTAACAAGCAATGGTGGGATTTATATTGTCGTGAAAACACATATAATTGAAGACGGTGTAAGAAAATGTAGATATGTTCCTCTTATATCTCCAAACAGCATACTCCCGGAAAATCTTATTGATGACATGATAGGATATGTGGTTGGTTTCGTCAACAATGACGGTGACTGGGGAATCAGATAAATAGATTAAGAGCATGGCTTTTACACCATGCTCTTTTTTGTTGTTATTTCGCAAATATTTTTTTATGACTGCTTCTGTAAATGGCAAGTTAAGTGGTTTGAAATTTGCATCAATATCAACATCTGTTACTCTGCTAGTGACAAATAGACAGTCATTATTAGGATCTTTATCTGACTTTGGATTACCAAGTAATGCTAACGTATTTGGCGTGTTCGTAAACTGTAATTGGGCTGTTAATGTGCGTCTTGCAATTAATGGTAATTTTTATGCATATCAAATTGCTACTGTAAGTAATGACGCAACATTTACCCTAAATTTTGTTGTAGCATATAAATAGCCTAATTTGCCAAGTATGAGAAACTGGCAGAATAATACCGTTCTGTCGAAAGATTTAATATTACTACGCCATTAGATTTATTAATATAAAGCATGTGATTATCGCCATTTGTACCACCTGCTGCATTTGCTCTAACATACGTAGTTTTAGGGTAATATGTCCTTGCAATACTGGCAATAATTAATGATCCGCTAGACTGCTCAGATGTAATTTGTACGCCTAACGTTACAAATACTCTGTTACCTATTTTTGAAATTGTATTGTCAGATTCCCATGATACACAATTGACTAAAGTCAAATCGGTGTTCTGGTTTAACTTGCCATTTACATCACTTAATCCCCCAGTGATAGTACCGTCACCAATAGTCGAAATATCGGTAGTTCCGATAAGGCTTATAAGTGATTTAAGGTTTTTTACAGCCAGTTTAATTTTTCCCAAAATAGATGATAACTTTTCTCCTGTCGTTAATTCATCTAAAGTTGTTGCTTCTTCAAACGCCGCAGTCAAATTACTACCATCACCAGTTTTGGTCAAATAGTTTGTCAAATCTGTTTTTGGAATTGCATCTATTTTTTTATCAATATTGATTTTGTCATAATAATTTTCCAAATCAGAAACTGATTTTTTAATGTATCCTACATCATTTTCTAATTCGCTAACTTTTGTTGGTATTCCTCCTGTTTGCTGTTTTGCTTGTTCCATATAATACTTTGCATTATCGGTATCTTCTCCTTCTCTTGTTCCGGTTCCACCTACGGCATAAGATTCAGCCAATACAGATTTTGCATTTGCGGATTGCGCATAAGCAGATGCATTTGCGGATTCTACTCTAATATCTGCTAAATAATTAGGCTGAAGCATATCATCTGTTACTGATCCTGTTTTTATCGAAAAAGAATAAGTCTTATTCTTTCCAGTACCAGTCACGGATACAGCTATGGTTGCAGAATCTTCAAATGTTAATACCGGAATCATAGAACCAATATCAGCTGTAAACTGTGTTCCATCTTCTGTAGTCATGGTAATGATTCCGTCATCAGACATGGAAAAGCCAACAGGTATTTTTTCAATATTAAGGTCAAAAATAACCTTTTCTCCATTGTACTTTGTAATAGTAATAACACCGGTTGTTTCATCCATAGTCCAATCAGCAATATTTCCGTTTATTGCAGACTTGTCTACTTTTAAGGCATCCTGTGATATGATACGGTTGTCCAGCGCATCAATAGCAGAATCCATCTGATTAAGATTGTATGCATCTAAATCCGTGTTTTCACTGGGGTAATCTTCCCAGTTAATTCTGGTATAAACCTTATTCATTGCCATCTGCAGATACCTCACTTTCTTTTTCTCTGTTTCTTTCTGCCAACTCTACATTGATTTGATTATCTGCAGCTCTGTTAATCTGCCCGGCAATATCATTCACAATGAGCCGCTTAATCTCCATCGGTAGACCACATCCGTTAAAAAGATTTACAATAGACTGTTGAAATTCTCTGATTTCTAAGCTGTTCATATTCCTTCTCCTATCCTATGAGATTGTATGCCTTAAGAGCATCTATCAAACTGTTAACTGTGGTAGCAATACTATATGTGCTGGCAGAACTGGGTGAAGTGATTTTGCTCACAGTCTTTTTTGTTGAACCACTTGTCGCACCAAAAAACGCTACATTACCACCGCTTTTTCCAACTAACACATTTCTCGCAACCACTGAAAAATGATCGGTAGAAATGTAAGCTAAATTATTGCCATAATTGTCCTTTAAATAATATGTTCCGCTGCTGGATGCCCAAGTGGTTGCACTTGCATATATATTTAAAAACCCTCCACTTCCACGAATTTGTATTCCTTCACTAGTTGCTTTTGAATAATTTAGTGAAGAACCTACACTTATTTCACTACTTGTGATTTTCGTTGAAATAGAAGATGCAGCAAAAGAAATTCCATTTCTATCCAACGACATAGAATTTCCGCCAGATGAAAAACTTATTGTTCCAAGACTTCCAGATATTTTTAAGTCACCTTCCAGTGTTGCATCTTTCAAATTTGCACTTCCGTCTGCTTTCAAAACTACTTTATTCCCAAGTGATATACCATCTGTGCCAATATATACACCACTGCTTCCAGTACCCAAAGAACTAGAACCGTAATACATTTTTCTTGATTCAATTGTAAATCCGGCAATATTTCCGCTTGATGCAGTTATTTTTCCAGATAGGTCAACATCTTTTGCGGTTATTTTTCCTTCTTTAGAAATAGAACAGTTTGTTGCAGAAAGAACAAATCTATTCCCGGAAATACTTACCTGTCCGCTCTCAATGCTCAACTGCGAACTGACATCACCTTTTGAAACTTTCAACTTGATTTGGTCTGCTTGAACTGAGATTGCCGCCGCCAATTCTACTTCTGCATCTATTGCCCTTTTTGCTTCAAGTTCAATCTTTCCAGCTGTCTGTGTAATCTTCGTATCCAGTCCACTTTCAACATCCTTTATCTCAGACCGGGTCTCTTCAACATTACGCTCCAACTCATTAGTCTTGCCGCGGAGTTGAATTATACTTTTGTTAATTCCATTTACCTGTTCACTGTATTTTGGTGCTTTTCCGGTGGCAGATATGGTGTCTATCGGTTGTTGGATTCCTTTGTATGTTCTGCTCAACACATAGCTTTCTATGATTTCTTTAGCCGTATATACATTGACTGCTTCTCCAAGGCTCAAACAAGGATTTCCTATTTTTTCACAGTTATAAGGTCTATATTTTACAACTTTAATAACCTCATACAGATTTCTTGCAACCGTTTCTAGGGCATCTGCACCCATTCCATAAACAAGGAAATTATCTTGCAAAATATAACTGTTGTCGTTCTCGGTAATCTCTGTATCCGGGTAAACTGCACCAATATCATTTTCTGATTGTCTTATCTGCACTTTTGTAACTTTTTGGCAAACAAAATCTTCATATTTAACTGATTTGTATTTTCCACCAGTAACCTTTTCTTTTTCAGAACCTTTTCTAGGGTATAATCCTTTCTGTGGATATAATCCTTTCTGTGGATATAAACCAGATATTATTTCTTTAAGGAAAACATATTCAAATTTTCCATCATGGTTAATGTGGCCAAAGCATCCATTTATTGAGCAGATTGCTTCCATGACCGTCTGTCCAGACAACTCACTTGGTTTGATTGTTTCTGCCACTTCCATTCTGTCATTAGGTAATGTGGCTGCTACTTGCTCAACGCCAAAATGTGAAAAAAAACTGTCTCTGAACTGCTTTAAGGTCAGAGGAAACTTTAATCCGTTATACCATGAAGATACTTCCGCTTCTCCAATGTCGTATATTGCGTCATAAGCGGTCACATTTCGGTAACGCTTATCATCTGTTGGTTTATCGGAAATGACACGGTATTTGCCGAAAACAAACGGTGTGTCAGTATGTCCATTAATCACAGCTGAAACATTTATTTGTTTCCCAATCATGCTTGTGAACACGTTGGAAATTTTGAATTTTAACTGTGATGCATTGCACTGTCCAAATGTAAGGTAATCATCATCACATAGTATTTCTTTTAATTCAAACTGTTCAAAATGTATTTCGCTGTTGGTGATTTTTACAGACTTGTCCTCTGTTTCAATCGTGATTTCCTTTTTGGATGCACTTTTATCAAACAAATCCGCATAGGTATAGTTACTCATTCGCTACACCTCCGACAAATGAAAATTCTATCTGATTGTATTTAATCTCTCCGTCATAAGTTCCGTAGATTGTAGGCTTTATATCAGCCATATATCCATATTGTGTGACATATTGACCTAAAAATGGAATGTATGCCGTGATATAACATCCCTGTCCCGTTGCATCAATAAAGTTGCTTCGTATTCCGGACAGTAACTCTTGCAAATCGTCATCCGTCAGCATCGCAGGCGTGGAAAAATCAACACTTAATGCTTTTAGCTCCACAGCATTTCTATGTATGTATCCATTTGCATCAGTCCACGGGTCTACATCTTGCATATTTACAGCTGGCTGATAACTTTCAGCGGCTATAAATCTTGACTGGTCAATAACGTAATCTCCAATTTTTAAAAGCCATCCTTGATATGCTGACATACGCTCACCGCCTCATTGCATAAAAATAGACAGCACCCATCCAGAGTGCTGTCTGTGTTAAAATACATATACATTCTTGTGTTTTTGGTTAAATTGCTCTTGACCGTATTGTCTTGCGGCAATTCCAATTTGATCTGTTGTTATTCCAAACTCTTTCTCAAGGATTCCTTGCAGTAGCTGATTATTCTGTTTCAGAAGTGCAATTTCCTGTTGTGCCGTGGAATTAATAGCATCTTTGATTCCAGTGATTTCAACTCCACCGGCAACCGCTGTTTTTCCACCTACTGTTCCGGCAATCTCCGGTATACCGTTCTCTCCTGCCATGAACATCGTATATCGGCTTGGAACGTAACCACCTTTTTCAAATGTAGGTATTCTTCCAACACTAATGTGTTGTATATTATTCGGAACTGCGTCACCAATTTTAGGTATTAACCTTGCTGCAGACATCAAACCATTAATAAGGTCTATGGCATTGTTTATCATGGTTTCTATTCCACTTATTACAAGGTTCAAAGGAGCTATTGCAACATTAGCTACTGTTTTAAATGCTGTTCTAAACGCCGTTGGAATGTTTTCAAGCAATTTATTCCATTTTGTTAGTCCAAACTGCTCTGAAATTTTTTTCCACCAACTTGAAAATCCTGTTTGGTTCCACCATGTTGTAAAAGAAGTCCATTTTTCAGAAAGTGATGACTCTATAGTTTGACCCATTCCTTGCCACTTTTCCTTTTTGAACCAAGGAGATACATTTTCATTAAACCAGTTTCCAACAAGTGGTGCTATATTGATAAGTGCAGATGACAGACCAAAAGTATCTGACATATCTACTTTTGTATTTTTTATTTTATCAATTAGCCAATCAATTTTATCTCCAAAATCATCAAGAGTGCTATGTTTTGGAAGCAACATTGTTCCTGTCAAGAATCTATACAAATCATTATCTGTTATATCTTTGTATAAATCATCCCACGCAGTTTTTAATGTGGTAAAATCAGTATTTTTTAATGTATCAAAAAAACCATTTTCACCAAACCACGTAAAATTGTCGTAGTACTCTGCGTCTTCTGGGAACAATGCTTTCCCTAAAGATTCTCCTACATTAAATCCAATCTCCCAAGTAACAGCAGCTATTGCAATTGTCGGAACTATTCCTATACTTGATCCTAGTACTTTGGCTGATAACTTGTCCGATATTTTTCCCCATATGATATCTCCAACACCAGTAAACTTTAAAAGACCTATTGCTGTGATAATCGTGGTTTCAATTGGTGCAGCATCGAAACTTCCTTTCCACAGTTCGATTGCCGCTGTAATTGCTTGTCCTATAAAGTTTCCGGCAGATGTAAATACAGCAGTCCAGTCAATACCAGCAAGAAACTGTCCTATGTTTTGACCAATCTGATACCAGTCTACAGATGCAATAGCATCGGACATCCAGTTAAATATCCCTGTGACAATACCGGATAAATCTTGTCCTGCTTCGAAGAAATCACCATTGAATAAATCTTTGAATAACTTTTTCACAGGCTCAAGAAGTTTTTCTATCTTATCAGCCCAGCCAAGAGCTGTATTCTGCATCTTGTCAAATGCTTCCTGCCATACTTTTTCGTACTCTGCAGTAGCATCCATGATTTCCTTGGTAAGGTCAATTCCTGTTCCACCAGCGCCACTTCCGGAACCACTGGATTTTGGAGTTGAAATAACTTTCAGTTTGTCAAATTCACGTACTCCGCTCTTTGCATTTTTTGCACTTGTACCAACTTTATCCAGTGCATCTGCCGTGTCTTCCAACTCTTCATTGTACCCGGATACACCTTGACCGAATGACGAAAAGTCAATCTTGATTCCCAGTAAATTTGCCACACTGACAAGCAGTCTCTTAATCGCAATTACCACACCATTAATAACAGGAAGTACTTTCTGCAATACCGGAATAAACAACTGACCCAGTACCATGCCGGCTTCTTTTACGTTGTTGGTAAACTGACGAATCATGTTACTTGGAGAATTAATTGTATTCGCCAAGTCTCCCCATGATACTTTGGACTGGTCTAAGATTGCCAGTAGACGCAACTGCTGTTTCTCTGCCTGTGACATTTCAGATACAGCCTTTTCAATGCCGTATCTGTAAGCATAAGTCTGCAGTGTGGCATTCGTGATATCAATACCATACTTATACAGTGCTCTTGACTGACCAATCAAACCGGACTGTAAGTTTGTTGCAACTGTACTGTAATCCACGTTAAACAGAGAGGAAATATCCCCGGCAAGCATTGTCATGGACTTTGAAATTGCCGTAGTAACTTCTCCGGTCTGCCCTAAAGAGTTGGTAATAGATGCAAGTTGTGAAGCGTACTGCGTAATCTCCTGTAAATTCAGTCCCAGGTTCTTCATTCCGCTTTCAGAAATCAATCCACCATCTACATCTACTTTCAGACCGGACATTTTACCAAGCAGTTCATTTACACGGCTTCCAAAACTCTGCGCATAATCCTCTGCGTTGTCGTAACCGAATTTTTCAAAATCCTTGCCCCATTCCTTGCCTACTTTGTTAAATGCTACCGTGTAGTAGTTGAATGCTTCGATATAGTCCGTGGTTCCCTCTATGGACTTCCACAGACTTTTGATTCCACGAATCACAAGGAAATAGGTTGCGTAGAATCTGCCGAAAGCCGCTGCAAGACTGAATGTGCTCTTCGTGGCTCTTTTTGCGCTTGCCGTATAGGTGTTCAGATTCCGTCCTAAAGAGTTTGCGGCTCTACCGGATGCCGCACCGGTAGATGCCAGTCCTGCCAGTGCATTTGTCATGCGGATAATGTTCTCACTGACATTCGGAGCGGTTGAAAGAGTTGTAAATAACTGCTTCAAATTCTTTGCCAGTAAAGGAATGTTCGTGATTGCTCTGCCGGATGCAACGCCTCCGAGTCTTGAAATCGAAGATGCTATGCTCGCAATATCCCCTACTCCATCTACTTTTGTTCCTGCCATGTCAGCAGAAAAAGTCTTCAGTGCAGATGAAATCCTGCTTAATCCGCTTGTATCTATTTTCCCCATTCTGTTAATGGAATTTGTCAATGTGGAGATATTCTTAATACCGCTCGTATTCATGGAACTGGCGGCATTTGCGATACTCTGTATGCTATTAGAAATGCTTGTCAGTTTGGATGTATCAATAGACAAGCTTCTCTGAAAATTCGTAAGACTTGATGCAAGTTTATTCAGCGCATTAGTTGCTTTGTTCGCATCCGCACTGATTTTTATTTGAAGATTATCAATATCTGCCATACTGCACCGCCTTTACCGAAATAAAAAAGGAAGTGTCTGCCACTTCCAAGAAAAAGAGCGGTAAGCTGTGACACCTACCGCTCCTAAAATTACTTTTTGAGATATGCCCTTGTAACCGCACCGACTTTTCCATCTACAGTGATTCCAACACTCTTTTGGAATGCTTTTACTGCATCAGAAGTGGTTTTTCCAAAATATCCGTCAATGTTCGTCTTACCTTTCGCATTTACAGACGGCATAAAGCCTTTCCTTACAAGTTCGTACTGCACCCACTTGACATCATTTCCCTTCATCATTGCCAGACGCTTGTAATAAAGAAGTCTTTCCGGCTCTGTATAAGGGTTTCTATAGCTTGTAGAATCCTCATATACGGCATCTAACTCCTTGTACCATACATTCATGTCTACATTGCCTACAATGCCGCCTACACGACCTTTAGAAGTATACTGCCAGCCTACCATGTTCGGTACTTGCGGTTGATACTTCACATTACACTTGCCGTTATTCTTGCCGTACCGTGCAATCCACATGGGATAACTCACACCGCCATAAGGCTTAATGTATGTCTTGTAAAAACTTTCCCCAGTGTATACACCGAACTGTAATCCTGCATCGGTGATGACCTTGCCGTAAGCATTGATAATTGAAATCAGATTCTTACCGAGATTCTTCATCACAGCGTCTTCAACATCCATCCAAACCATAGGCTTACGTTTTCCAAGAATAGCAATCACTCTCTTAGCATCAGACCGTGCCTTTGCCACAGTGGTAGCATAGCTGTAGTTATACACGCCTTGCACTTTCATTCCGTATGCTTCACAATTTTTCCAGTTCTCTTCAAACTTCTTGTCCGGGTTCAAATCCTTACGGATGACTTTCAAAATA